CAATACGGGGTTTTTCTTCATTCATGTATGGTTCACAGTTATATTGTGATGAAGCATCCCCAGAAGGTGCGAAACTATCACTACAAAATATTTTACCATCACACTTATAAATACTTCGTCCAAAATCAATCAATTTGAATAATTTCCCATTTGTTGGGACTTTGTAATATTGATTCTTGTATTTATAATACAAATATTTGGTAGATGTCTCATTATACATGATATTATTTGTATGTAAATCATTATGTGTAAAATCAAACATTTTTTGATAAGTTATAAGAATCATTATTATTTGAAATAAACAAGATCGCCATTCATCAATACTAATATCTTCTTCTAGTAATGAATCTAATGTGGCTTCCATTTTTTCAAGACATATTACTTGTACGGGAAAATCTTCTATTGTAGAACAACATTCAATATCTGAATTTATACTACTTAATATTTCACTATTATCTCCATCTGTCTCATTTTCACTTTCTGACTCATTATTATCATCATCTTCAAATTCATCTTCACTAGAACTATGAGAAGATCTAGAAGAACATTCACTGCTACTTTTACTTTTATTTAAATTGTTACTTAAATCAAATTCAAAAATTAATTCTGTTGAAATCCCCTTTTCAGTGTTAGATGGTATAAATAAATCATCGAAATTTTCATTATTTAAAGAATATACTGATTTATTGCTAATATTTTTTTCAATAACTAATTTTCTCTTGTAATTTCTAGTATCGCTATCAAAGAATAAGTCAGAATCTATATCGTCTATTTTGAATAGATTATTTTTATTTATATGAAAAAATTCACTATCATTTAAATATTCTAAATCATCAAAAATATTTATTTTAAATTCATTCTGAACACCTAAAAAAGAACCATAAAAATCTAAACCGTGAATAAATTTGTGATGGTGTAAAAGATTACTTGTAAGATATGTAAAAAAACCATCAACATATGCTGAATTATTTGGATCTAAAATTTTCTTTATACAATTATTATTTGATAATCTTGGTAATTCAGATTTTAAATGATTAGATTCTTCATATTTTCCAACCATAAATTTAACTGGATCAATTAAAGGAGAAAATTTAAAAAAAGAATCAATGTATTTTTCATCTTTTTCAGATTTTATTTTACATTTATAAACATTATTAAAGTCACTTTTATCAACGTTTATGATATTATAATGTTGATTCAAATTTATATTTTGATAGTTGTTTTCCTGTAAGTTAAAAAAATGTTTATATATTGGGATATAATTTTGAATTTTTTTTATCCCTATATTTTCAAATTTCTTAAATAATGTTTTATTATCATTCTTTTTATAATAAATGTTGAACATTAATTTGTATAAATAAATAATTTTATTAATTTTAACTTGATTTATGCGTATTTTAATATAAATATATTTTTGAACTAAATATATATGAATTTAGAACTAAAAAAGTTCGATATGAAAAATATTAAGTTTGATCCAAAAAAATCATCAGGTCCTGTAATTGTATTAATAGGAAGACGTGATACAGGTAAGAGTTTTTTATGTAGAGATTTACTTTATTATCATCAAGATATTCCAATTGGTACAGTTATTTCAGGAACTGAGGCCGGAAATGGATTTTATAGTTCTATGGTGCCTAAATTATTTATTCATGATGAATATAATACAGCAATTATTGAAAATATTCTTAAACGTCAAAAAATGGTTATTAAACAAATAAAAAGAGAAAAAGATGCTTATGGTAGAAGTAATATTGATGGTCGCGCTTTCGTTATTTTAGATGATTGTCTTTATGATAATACATGGAGTAGAGATAAATTAATGAGACTTCTTTTTATGAATGGTCGTCATTGGAAAATCATGTTAGTAATTACTATGCAGTATCCTCTTGGGGTTCCACCAAATCTTAGAACAAATATTGATTACACATTTATTTTAAGAGAACCGTATATTGCTAATAGAAAAAGAATTTATGAAAATTTTGCAGGTATGTTCCCCACATTTGAGTCTTTCTGTCAGGTTATGGATCAATGTACTGAAAATTATGAATGTTTAGTTGTTTCAAATAATTCAAAATCAAATAAATTAGAAGACCAAATATTTTGGTATAAAGCCAGTCCACATAAAGATTTTAAATTAGGAAGTAAAGAATTTTGGGATATGTCTAAAGATATTGGAAGTGATGATGAAGAAGAACAATTTGATCCAACAAACAGTAGAAAGGGTCCACGAATAAATGTTAAAAAAAGTAGATGGTAATTACACTGGTAAAGCTTCAACAGTAATACAAAAATTAGTAGTATTATCGAAAATTGGGACAGCATTTACAATTGGAATTGGGTTGAAAATAGTAGTTTCATTAAATTTATCAGATATATATTTTGGTATTCGAGCCTGCATTCTTGTAGATAAAAATTGTGTTTTATTTGTTTTACATGGATTTTCTCTTAATGAATGCCATATTTTATGATGATTACAGTATTTGCATCTACCACTACAAAATAACTCATATTCGCAACAGTTACAATTTTTAAATTCACAATGAAATCTTTTTACCATATTAAATAAGTAATAATATTTAATAATCGTCAATTAACCAAATATCACTATTAAAATCATAATTATTAAAACATTCACAACAAATACCTATATCATGAATATTTTTTTTATTTACATCTACATTTTTTAAAATAATGATATTTGTTTTATAACAGTTAATGGGTAATATACATAATTCACAAAAACTCCATTTATCTTTACAATCTTTACAAATTATCTTTTCAGATTCTATCGTACATACAATACAATTACAAATATCATTAATCTTTTCTTTATTTTTTTCTAATATTTTGTAAATATTATTCATATTAAATATTTTAAGTATAATTATTTAATATGATTATTTAATCTTCTTTCTTCTCACTTACAGTCATATCAATATTTGCATTATCATCTATTTCCTTCTGAACTCTATCTGTCTCACGCGTTCTAATGTTATCACCCTCAAAAAGCTCTTTTCTAATATCTGCGGAACTAATTTCTTCATTACTCTTAAGATTATTCTCAACTGTTGATGAACCAACACCTACAAGATTACCTTCTGAATCAATATTTTGTGTAAGCTTGTTTCCTGTTTCCTTAGCAAGTTTTTTATTATCTTCAATAGCTTTCTTTTTAGCATCTGCAACACGTTTCTCAAACTCTCGTTTTGCTTGTTTTTCATTCTTATTCTTTTCATGCATAAGTTGATTAAGTTCATCATTAAGATATTCTACACGTCCTGTTCTATATGCTTCTGGTTCCCAAGGCATCCATGTACCAACAGGCCCAACAAATACATCATGATTAGGATCTAATTCGCGAAGTAGTTTACAACGTAACTCTGCCTCTTCCTGAGAAGGATAAGATCCGCGTACCTTTACACCGCGCGTATTTGTCTGAAAATTATGCATCTCATTAAATGCACTTTCAAGTTCTTCTTCCTTAGCATCTAAGAAATTCTTATAATCATCAGTAATTGTTGTCTTAACAAGTTCAGCCTCCTCGCTTTTAACAAATTCCTGATAATCTTTCATAATCTTATCAAAATTCATATTGTATTTGTATGAGATGAAATTAAGAAATTGTGAAAACTTCTGAACTCCTTTACTATAATCCCAATGCTTTAGGAATTCCTCAAAGAAAAATAGCTCTTTTTTCTTTAAAATTTTATCTGGACTTACAAAACTCATACACACAAATTTTTGACCTGCTACAGGTTTATCTTCATCTAAAAGATCAACGTATTTAGGATTTTTTTCTCCATTAGGTAATTTTTCAGTTTCAAAAGGTAATTCTTTAGACATTTATAATATTTTTAGTATTTAATATTTTAAGTTATTTTTATCTAATAATGTATTTTTTTTTCTGTAGAAATAATATAAAATGCTCGGTGAACTTGGAAACTTATTTGACCTTGGTGAACTTATCCGTCGTGTTGTAAAATACCTTGTTGAGGGTATCATGGTTGCTATTGCCGCCTACGCTATCCCCAAGCGCTCTCTTAACTTAGATGAGGTCATGCTTATTGCCCTCACTGCTGCCGCTACTTTCTCCATCCTCGATACTTACGTCCCATCTATGGCTGTAAGTGCTCGCTCCGGAGCTGGTTTCGGTATGGGCGCTAACCTTGTTGGTTTCCCTCGCATGTAAATTATATTTTGTAATATGTTTAAAATTTAAACACGTTATAAATATCCAAAATACTATCAATACAATAGTAAAAAATAATGAATAACTTATATTTGTTATAGGTTCCATAGAATCGCTCATAAAAATATATATTTCACTTAAACCATAAAAACTTATACCCTCTACCAAAACACCCATATAAATACCATTACCTATAATTAATAAATTATTTGTTAAATCATTAAACTGTAACGCCATTAGAGCTGCAAATATAGCATGATGTATATGATAATGAATATTTTTAGCAGAATTTATAAATAAAAGAATGTAATTCAACCCAAAAATAAAAAACAACGATAATATTGATAATATTGTATTTCCACATCTTCTATATTTAGTTAGATCTAATATGTCTCTTATTGTTAAATACAGCAAAGGTACACCTATTATAATAAATACAATAATCTCCCTTAATGTAAGATGATTCCAAAAGTTTCCACTTATAGTAAAATTTTGTAAAAAATTTACTTGTCCTAATAAAGCAAAAATTATTGCACTTGAAATTGTTATAATTTGATATAAAAATAATTTTTTTCTTGAAAGATTTTTAAAAGTTAATTGAGATATCGTAGTTATTGTATAAGTTATTAATAACGCAATTGTTAAATCATATGCATATGTGTAATTTGTAATCCTTTCATAATGACCTTTTGTTATTAGTGATGTTATCTTTAATGTTTGACTAGCAAAAAAGGTATTTGCATATATAAGTTGTAAGTAAATATAAAAATAATTCATTAAAATTTATAATACAAATATTTCTAATATATTTATATTAATTAATTATGCTCTCGCTTACAATTAAGGAAAGGATATTTACTATATAATTTAAATATAGCAAGTTCTTTTTTTTTAGCTTCAATCATAATATCAATATGACATTCATATTTTTCAGGAATTTCTAATAAATATTCTGGTATTACTTCAATATAATCAGAATGATGCCCTGTTCTTCCCGAACCCTGTTCTGAAACATGAAATTTAGGTTTGATTCCTCTTTTTTTCCATGTATTTAATATGTCTTCTATATAATATTCTGCTTTTTCAATACATTCGTCTGGATGTAATATATTATAACATGTATAATGATGTGTATCAAATACTACAGGTATATTAACTTTTTTTGATACATATAAACAATCTTTAATGGAAAAGCATTTTTCACAATTTTCTAATACTAACCTTCTTTTAATTGATTCAGGAAGACGTTTGTAATTTTCACACCATCTTTCAAGTGTTTTTTCTTTATCACCATATAATCCACCACCATGAACTACCATAACTGAATCTGGGCCCATACCCATACGATCTAAAACTTCTGCATGGTAACTAAGATCATTTATAGTTTGTTGAAAGGTACTTTCATTTGGTGTCCCTACAACATTATATTGTCCTGGATGAAAAGTTAATCTATGATTAAGATGTCTAGCATATTCTCCTATTTTTTTTAAAAGAGCATCAGCAAATTCCATATCGTAATCTTCTACCATTGGATTGCTTATATGAGGAAATAATTCACTTGAAATTCTTAAAACTTTAATACCATTTTGTTCGTTCCATTTAATCATCTTATATAAATCATTTAAATTCTGAATTATTTTTAATTTTAGTGTTTGTATACCTTCTTCTTCTATCTTTCTTATAATCATTTTTCTAGAACAAAATACAGTTGGTTTCTGTTCTCTTAATGTTGTATTTAAACAACATAGACCCAACTGAATTGGTTTGTTAGTAGACATTGTTAGAAATTTATAATTGAATAATTAGAAAACTTTTTAATAATTCAATTTTATATATGAAATATATTCTTTTAGGAATTTTAATTATAATATCTATTTTACTTGTGAAATATGCATTCAAAAATAAGGAAAATATGGTATCAGCAAAAAAATTACCATCACCTAATATTGTTTTAATGGGAGATTATGATTTTCATCAACCAAAAAACATAAAATATCCATCATTAAAAAAAATTTTATTAAGTAAATATCCATTAGCAAAAATAAAAACATACACAAATGATTGTGTTATGATAAATAATTTTAATAGTTATATTAATAATATTCCAGATTTATTTAACAATAAAAATACAATAATAATTGTAGCTGTTGGTATGAACGATATATATAAAAATTTGATAAATTGTAATTCAAATAAAAAAATAAGTCCCAATAAAGAAACCATAAATTGTATTGAAAGTACACATATTTATAATAATTGGGCTAATGAAATAAATAGATTAATTCAAAAATTTGATAAAGCAAACATTATTATTTTAGGAAGCTATTATCCTAAAATGAATAGTACAATACCTGTTTGTAAACATAAACTAAAAGTAGATAAATATCTAGAGGAAGACATAGACTATTGGAATTCTAATTTAAGCAATTATTCTAGAAATAAAAATATTTCATTTATTCCTATTGATAAGATTATTGGAGAGAATGATTTAGAAAATGATGGATTTACTATTAAAGAATCATCATTTAATAAAATTGCAAAGGAATTAATTTCAGAAATTTCTATTAAGAATACATAACTTTAATAAAATTAATACAATAAGTATCATGTGTAATAAATCACCAGATAAACGTGGACTTAAAAATCTATGTGATTTTACTGTTGATAATTTAAATAAACATCCCTTATAAATATGTCTAGTTAAAAGAGTAAGTATATTCATAAAAATTAAGTAATATAAAATTGCAGGTGTTCTTATATATATTATTCCAATAACCATAAAAATATTGAATGCTACATCCGAAATATTAATACAATTATCTTTATGTAAAAAAGATCCAGATACAGCAATGGTATGAAAAAATAAAGAAGAAATCATAACTAAATAATCAGAAATTGTTTTAGATTTATAAAATGCAAATATTGTTATTATTAATGAAAATAATGAGAAATAAAAAAAATGTTTTTTATAATTGATTATATCAATAATACTTCTTTTATCATATTTTTCTATCATCCTATAAATATAGTTTTGATTTTTTTCAAAATTATATTTAATAATATGGGTTAGCTTAAATAGTAGGTACATATTCCCAAGATAATTCATTACATATTTTTTTCCATATTTCATCTTGCTCTATTCTTTTAACAGGATCTTTTAACATAGGAAAAAATGGTAAAAAAGTTACTTCCCCTAATAATTCGCACATTTTATACAGAACATAGTAATAATTAAGAAAGTTTACTCTATCATCAGGACAATGTTTTGCATATGGTCTCTGTATATCCATAAAAAGACTACAAAGTTTTTCTTCTAATTCTGGACTCATGATTGGTGGTTTAATACCTAATTTATCCTTTATAAAAGGTATATGTTCATAGTATTTATTATAACCTAATTTTTTTAATATATCTTTAGCTTTTTTATTAGACATTTGTTTTAATGTTATTCTTTCTTTTTTAATTTGAGCTTTAATGTTTTCAATAACTTCATCAGGTATTTGCGTGGTTTCTTTAGCTTGAAATTGAGCTAAAATTTCTCTAAAATGATTAATTCTCTTATATGCATAAAAACAAACTTCTTTTGGGGGTTCTTTGTATGATGGTTTTTCATGTTCTACAAGATAATCATATCTAGTACCACATTCCTTACAAATTAAAACACCCTCATGTTCGACAGATATTAATTCACCAGAGCATTTACATTTTTCTTCTTTAACAATATAATTATTAATATCAAAATATTTATCATCAATATTTGTTAGATATTTTTGAATGTAACTAATATCTTCATTTTTTGTTTTTTCTTCTTTATTTTTATTAAAAAACGAATGAAGTATTGTTTTTTTATTTTTACCATCTGTTAGATCTTTCTTTTTTTCAAAATAATCAAACACATGTTTAGCATTTTGTAAAAGATAATCTTTTTTTTTATTTTTTTCAGATTTAATTTTTTTTTTAATTTCTTTTAATTTATCTTTTAATTCTAATTTTTCTTCTATAGAAATTTCTAATTTTATCATTTTTTTTATTTTTTCTTTTTCTATTTCTAGTTTTGGTATTAGATTATTTTCAATATCATTAAAATTATTCATCATTTCTTGATGTTTATTATCAACAGTAACATTATTTTTTGTACTACAAATTATTTTTTTTGTAGCCTTAGGTTTAAAGGCAGGCATATATTTATTATAATAAATAATTATTTAATTTGCTTTTTAGTTAATTAATGTTTTATGTATAAATTTTATAGTATTTTTCTCTCCAAAAATCAATGGATATTAATCTTGATAAAATTCAAAATAAACATGTAAACCCAATACTACTACATAAAATGGCCTTCTTATATAATGCACTTGAAAACGGATGGACTATAAAAAAAAAGAATAATGCATATGTTTTTACCAAGAACCATGAAGGTAAAAAAGAAGTATATTTGGATAATTATTTAAAACGATTCATGAAGGATAATTTTGAAATATCAAGTATTTTAGAATAAGCAAATTAATTAAATTAATTATTCGCTTTTTCAAAATTTTTTTTTCTTTAGCAATATTATAATAATATGGGAGGTGGATTAATGCAACTCGTAGCCTACGGCGCCCAAGATGTTTACCTTACTGGAAATCCCCAGATTACTTTCTGGAAAGTCACCTACCGCAGACATACCAACTTTGCCATGGAGTCAATTGAACAGACTTTCAATGGCCAGGCCGATTTCGGTCGCCGTGTCCAGTGCACTATCTCCAGAAATGGTGATCTTGCCTACCGCACATACCTTCAGGTTACCCTTCCCGAGATCGGACAGGATTCCTGCTGCAATGATAACAACGACTGCAAGGGTATCTACGCCCGTTGGTTAGACTACCCCGGAGAGCAGCTTATCTCCATGGTTGAGGTTGAGATCGGAGGCCAGCGCATCGATCGCCAGTACGGTGACTGGATGCACATCTGGAACCAGCTTACCCTCACCGCCGAGCAGGAGCGTGGTTACAACAAGATGGTTGGTCAGACCACCCAGCTTACCTACCTCATCGACCCCTCTTTCGCCGATGTTGACTCTGCTTGCGCTAACAAATCTGTCCCCGCCGCTGTCTGCGCCCCTCGCAACGCTCTTCCTGAGACTACCCTTTACGTCCCACTCCAGTTCTGGTTCTGCCGCAACCCTGGTCTTGCCCTTCCTCTTATCGCCCTTCAGTATCACGAGGTCCGCATCAACCTTGAGCTTCGCCCATCAGACGAGTGCCTTTTCGCTGTTACTAGCTTAGCAGATATGGACGCTACTGACGCCACTAAGGCTTCCGGTAAATCCGTTAAGGACGCTGCTTCCTACCAGAAATCTCTTGTTGCTGCCTCACTCTACGTCGATTACGTTTTCCTCGACACTGATGAGCGCCGCCGCATGGCCCAGAACCCCCACGAGTACCTCATCGAACAGCTCCAGTTCACTGGTGATGAGTCCGTCGGTTCTTCATCCAACAAGATCAAACTCAATTTCAACCACCCTTGCAAGGAGCTTGTCTGGGTCGTTCAGCCTGACGCCAATGTTGACTACTGCCAGTCATTCCTTAGCGGCACAAACCTTAACCGTGCCCTTGGAGCTCAGCCTTTCAACTACACCGATGCCTTAGATGCTCTTACCAACACAATTGCTGCCTTCTCTGGACCCATGGGTGTCTACAACGGAGGTAACAATGCTTTCGTTGATAAGGACGGTCTTTTCCAGGACGGTGCTGCTGATACTCTCTCTGGACCTGTCATTCAGTGGGGTGAGAACATGGGTAACAATGCTACATTCACTGGTATTAAGGACCCCAGCGGTTCTGCCGCCTCCTTTAATTCCAGCTGCACTACTGGCCCCGGTAACTACAAGGTTCCTTTCCCTGTTGAGGAGGATTTCGCTGACTCTGGTGTCTCTGATGCCGGCGCTTTCGTCCTTGCCGAGACAGCCCTCAACATGCACTGCTGGGGACAGAACCCTGTCGTCACTGCTAAGCTCCAGCTTAACGGTCAGGATCGCTTCTCTGAGCGCGAGGGTACCTACTTCGATCTCGTTCAGCCTTACCAGCACCACACACGTAACCCCGACACTGGTATCAATGTCTACTCATTCGCTCTCCGCCCTGAGGAGCACCAGCCCTCTGGTACTTGCAACATGAGCCGCATCGATAACGCCACACTTCAGCTTGTCCTCTCCACCCACGCTATTGGTGGTGATGCCACTGCTAAGGTCCGTGTCTACGCCACTAACTACAATGTCCTTCGCGTCATGAGTGGTATGGGAGGTCTTGCTTACAGTAATTAGATTTTCTCTTAAAATTGAAATCTTAAAACCCTTTACTTACAAAAATAACTTAAATATAATTCATATTTATAAATTATAATTATGAATTTGAACAATCACCCTATTTATGGAACTTTTGAATATAATGTATGGAAACCTTTGTATTTCCATAGAACAAATAAAAAAACAAAAGCACACGAATTTGGAAAACATCCTAAGTATGAAATAATATTTATTAACAATCAAGAGACGCCATTTATAATAAGACATAAAAAAACAAAAAATTTCATTAATGTTTGTCGGAATAGATATATTCTTGCTTTAGATAGTTGTAACCACACTTACACAGATATTCATATCGCCGTTGCATCAGCATTCCCTCATATTACACCAAAAGAAACAATCGACCATATAAATGATGATCCTACTGATAATCGTATTACAAATCTAATGTGGATGGAACGAAGTGAGAATAGTAAAAAAGGACAGAAAAAGGCTGTAAAAAACAGCAACGCAAATGGAGGAAGACATGGTAAATATGTTACTATGAGAAAACCTGACCTTACAGATAAAAACAAACGTGATAAATCTATTCCTATTGGTTTATTTCGTAGTGTAGATAAATGCGCTCAATTCGTTATTGATAATGTTATTCAAAAAGATAAGAAACCCCAACTCAAAACAACAGCGGCAAAAATTCGACGTGCTATATCTACCCCACATTTGAAAGCATACGGATATTATTATGATAAATTTGAAATTAGTATAGAGGAAGAAGAATGGAAACAACATCCTGAATGTCCTGAATATCAAGTATCTACACATGGACGTTTTAGAAATTCATATGGGATTATTACTACAAATAAAAAAATGCGTAATGGTGCAAAATATTCGTCTGTATCATTTCAAAACTCACAAAAATATATTCATAAATTAGTATGGGAAACTTGGGTTGGTCCTATTCCAGAAGGAATGGATATCATGCACGATGATACAGCGCCTTTACAAGAAGATGGAACTTATCGTAATTGGTTATGTGACTTATCAATTGGAACGCGTAAAGAAAATATGGTTTCATTCCATAAACATAAGAATACACAAGAAATACAAGAACAAACAACATTTATTGAAAATGTTCCTGATATTTCCATATTAGCACCCAAACGTGTGTTCCCTTCAAACCCACTTGGAGAACTAATGCGTAACGCACCACAAGGAATTCAATTCATTCAAGCAAAAAATCGTGGAAATAAATATGTCCTTAGTCGATTATTTTCTACAACTGGTAAAGATATTCCTACAACTGGTAAAAAAAAAGTAAGTGATGAAGAAAAATTCCTACACGTATTAGAATTATATCAAAGTATGTGTTTACCTGAAAAGCAAAATAAGAAATATATGGAGACAAATATTGAAGATTATAAAAAATTTATTCCCCAATAAATGTAAAATATAATATAAACGTCATTTGTACATCATTGGTCAAGATATCAAAATTTCAACTAAGTTTTTATAATTCATTCTTCTTTTCTAGTTCTAAGTTAGTCACAAATTTTTTCTAATTCTACAAAAGAATTTGTACCAAAAAGTTCAAATATATCAATACCTGGTATTATTGCGTGTACAAATTCACTTTCAATATCTGATGCATTATTTGATGTTATGTAATCAAAATTTTATTTACTTTAGAATTAAATTGATTAATTTATTTTAAATTTTATTTTATAAAAACTAAATTTAAAATGCTCGAAATAACTTTCAAAGATCACAAAATTATCATCGGTAAAAATCAAGATGAAAATGATGAATTAGTAAATAATGCAGATCCAGATGACTATTGGCTACATTTATCTAATTATCCTTCACCTCATGTAATTATTCAAAATCCAAATAAAAAAAGGATTCATAATAAAATTATAAAACAAGCTGCATATCAGTTAAAAATCAATTCAAAATACAAAAATATTCAAAATATAGAAGTTGATATTACAAAAATAAAACATTTACAACAAACAAAAAAACCAGGAATGGTAATTATTAATCAATTAATTAAAAATATAAAAATATAAAAATTTAAAAGTAAAAAAGTAAAAAATTGAATTATCTTAAATAATAGTATTTAATAATACAGCAACCCAAAATGTATCAAGAAAACAAACAAAATCTTTCCATTGAAAGTGAAGTTAATTATAATGAAAATCCCATTATTTGGCCGAAAATGACTGATTTAGAAAAACAAATTATTACTGACTGGGCGACTGATGTTGATTCTTTAAATTTATTAAATTTAATTAAAGTACTTCATAAAAAGTTAAATGAATGTGAGGGGAATTCCTTTAATGATAAACTTTTGAATATGGATTTTACAAAGCCTAATGGTAATCTATTTGAAAATATTATGGCTCAAATATTAACAGTATCATATTGTAAAATGTTAGATGTAGAAAAAGTTGATGAAAAAAAATTAAATACAAAAATAGTTGAATTATGGAATAATTTTAAATCCTATTATATGCAAATTTAAAATATAAAATTTATCTACTAATATCTAATAAAACATTTGTATAGTTATAGTAAAAAAAATTGAAATATTTTTAATATAACTTATATAGTATTATATAACCCGATACTACAAGATAATTATGAGTTCCACACAGTTGAAGATTATAAACCGTTTGTTGTTGTTGGCTGAAAAGTCTAAGGGAGGAAAAAACTGGCAGCAACACGCATCAGCTATTTGTTGCGGAAAGAAAATTATATGTACGTCAATTAATAATGACCGAACTAAGTTTGGTAAGAATATATATTGTTGCGGACATAGTGAAGCTAATTGTGTGTTGCAATATTTGAATCGCTCTTTCCGTGGTAAAAGAAATAAGTCGTTAGTTTTAGCAGGCTCACGAGAAAAAGCAAAAAGTTGACTATATATATTGCTAGAAGGAGAAAAAATAAGTCACATCCAAAATATAAAGGAGCATTGTCTGCACCATGTAATCATTGTTTATCTTTAAT